CAAAATTTGTTCGCCGTTAAATGATACACCACCAACTAATTGCATATTAGTAAACTTGGTAAGGTTTGAACCCCAGTTTTCTTTTACAAGCACAGCAGCATAGTTTTGCAACCAACGGTCACCCCAAACGTCAGGATAATCGCCTTCGTTTACCACATCATACGCAGCAACAACGATATAGTTGCCAACAACCATTGTGTCTTTGTCTACGTCAATGTATAATCTATTTACATGCTTGTTATAACGGATGGGTGCCTGACCCACAAGAATCTCTTGCATAAACTCAATATGCTGCATAGTCATATAATAGTTTTGAACATTATAAGTCATAAGATCGTCAAGGTTATTCAGAACAAACTGATATGTCGTATTAAACATGCCTTGACCTGTAGCGACATTTGAATTAAACCGAAAAATGCCTTGGATGCCGAGTAAACCTGTTGGCAGTGTGATATACCCGTTATCTTTGTCGACTTGAGTAATCTCGTGCTTTAAATAAACAAGCTGACTACCATTATAATGATAATCACGCCAAAACGAGATTGCCTCATCCACACGGTCCTCAACCTGTTCTTCTGATACGTTTACCTGAATAACTGGCTGCCCGAGTTTTCTTAGGATATAGTCTTTAAATTCTTCTCTTGTTGTAGGCTGGGCCATTGAGTAATCCCTATAAAATGATTTTATTTATTGTTATTTATAAAATGATATAGGGCACCCAAAATCTATCTTCTTTCGATGTCGTCTTCAGATAGTTCTTTGCCCATCCACACTTCAATTACTTTAACAGGTCTATCACCAACATTGGTTGCATGGTGCCAAGTATTCACGGGAATATCAATACTGTCGCCGGTTCTGTATACCTTAGATGTAGTATATTCGTTTGGAAACTCTAATTCCATTTTTAGATCGCCATCAACGATATGCCAATGTTCAGATCTAATATGGTGACGCTGATCTGATAGTGATTTGCCGACGTCAATAGAAAGTTCTTTTACTTTCCAATGACCATTTGTGTCAAGTTCTTTGTATTTACCCCATAGTCTTTCAGTTGTAGGTTTGTCCCATTCAGATAAGATCCATGAAGAACTGTTTCTTTTATCTTCTCCGCCAACACCAAATTGGAAATCAACATCATCAAATACCATCTCAGGAATATTGTCTTTGGTGCGATCTCCGCCGTTTGCAAAAACAATTGGTGTATTATTTGGTACACTTTCCTTTACATACTTAATAGCATTAATAGCAGATTCGTCTGAATCATCAAACTCAAATACATGACCTACGCAACTTATTTCTTTAATAATTGCCATGCGCTCTTCTGCTGGCATAAATGGTCTACCTTTTTTACGAGTCAACCAATCATCACTATTTACACCAACAAATAAGATAGTACCTAGTTCTTTTGCGGCTTTAAAATATTCGATATGACCCGAATGAAGAGGGTCAAACCCACCTGTCACAATTACTGCTTTCATAATTTACCATCCTCCATCTATCTATTTATTCATATATCTATAAGCAAAGTTAGTTCCTTTAGAGATCATGTTTCTCTTAACCTTTGCAATCTCAGGATGTAACCACCAATCTTCATAATTATCTGTTTCATTAACTGCAACATCAGGAACTGCGAGTACATAACCAATATCCTGCAAAATCTCTCTTGTTCTTTCTCTTAATTCATTTCCCCACCAACAAGCATTATGCTGTACTTGAATAACAAAGAATTCGTGCTTGTGGAATGGAATCTTTTGTAACGCAGCATATGTTGCGGTTTCGGCATTAATACGAAGGAAATCAGTATGCCTTTCTACACAATTCATTTTAAATAACAATTCATAATCAAGTTGAGAAGCATCGGCATTTAAGATTTGTGTATTACGTTTACGTGAAAACTGATAAGCAAACCTTTCGTTAATATCAATACTTAAACCTGTCCAACCAAAAGTTTCTTCAAGTAATGCCGTGTTATTAAATACGTATGGATCTCCTGATCCAATTTCAATAAACGTACCTGCGTTTTTACCATCCAATGCTGAAAGAACAAACATATCTTGATAATGGCGCGAATAGTTCTTTTTAACGTATTCAATACCATTAAAAGGAAACTTATATGATTCAATATCTTCAGATGTAAACTGTAGTGTTGACGGATATCCTGCTTGCTTAATCCAAGTATCAATAAGTTTGCCATAATGCTTATTATGATTTGTTTTATATTTAAAATCAAATAAAAGATTCTTAGAACGATCTGAGCCTTCGGTTTTCCATTTTGATATTGCGTAAATAAATTCTAATTGCCATTTATCAATATAATCTAAATCATCGTCAACCTTTTTAAAATCGGTACAACTCAAACCTTGTTTAGAAATTACTAAAGAATCTCGCCAATCATGTCTATTTGCAAGCCAATCACTATAAATGAAATATGCTTCAGGTCTTTCTGGCATTTGCACAATCGCGTGTTGAAACAAACCTCTTGCAGTAATATCTCTATTACCTTCACGATGGTATATAAGAGCCATTTTAATTAAAGCTTTATATTGAACGAATCTTTCTTCAAAGGTTTCTTCTTTATTGTTTTCAGCCGCTCTCATATAGAATGTAACAGCACCTGCACCTTGCTCTAATTTATCATATTCTTTTGCAAGGGCATAAAGCTTAAAAGTATTCTCGTGATCTAATACAACATCAGTTAATAATTTCTGTATCATCCTTCACCCTTCAAAAAATTCATAAACACATCCTGTGGCATTCGTAATATAAACGAACAGTTATCAACAACTCCAAATGAAATTAAAATATCATTACCATAAAAAGATGCACCAACCGCAAACTCAACCGCGTAATCAACGCCTTTTGCGTGGTCATGTTGATTACCCATAAAGTAGAAAGGTTGAGAACGGTGAACAATATTCCAATCGTTATCCCATACTACAACACGGTGTTGGTAACTACCATCTTTACGATTAAAAGGATCTCGGAATAAGCTTGTTTCATGGATGAATGCCATTTGTTGGTTTTCACTCATACGAAGGACTTGAGAACCACCACGCATATCAGGAACGTGCTGATAGGTTTTATCTTTATCGCAAACTACATCTACTGTCGTGCCTTCTTCAATGTCGTATTTTACAACTTGGACAGGATTATTCCATTTAACGAAATGATATGGCATATCAAGAATAGGCATCCAATTCTTTTCACAATAAGAGCCGTCACCATTTGGCGCAGGAATAGGATGCCGAGATACTTCTACCCATCTACCGTCCTTGTATTCAATCTCTTGTAGTTCCATACGACCTTTACCTTTGTCGTCATAGCAATCTCTTCTAACACCGCAAAGGTAAAGTTTGTCATCCCAAGAAAACAATCTTGCATCTTCAAGACCAACAAAGTTCCACGTCGGATCAGTGTCGAGTTCTGACGTGTCAACAGTACTAGCTTCTACAAGATTTAAATTGGAATCAAATTCGGCAACGATGTTTGTGGTTTTAAGAGCAACATCGTTTTGTGGATGCACATACACCAAAGGACCCCACTGATGGGGAAACTTTTTAGATTCAGAGTGATAAAGGATATAGTTAATATGCCGGATATTTACAAGAATCTTACCATCATGAATATAGATGGACGGATTCATTAGTCCTTGCTCATTACCTGTAACCGATTTAGGTAATATAATGGGGTGTAAAGATCCGCCTCGTTTTAAGGCATACGTTGTCAAGCCACCCATATGCAAATCGTGCATTGGTCCTCCATAATAAATTCATAAGTAAAGAGCTCAATTAGTTATTGAACTCTCTCCGTGTAATAGATTGCTTATTAATTTTTTGCGCAATCTTGGCGTCAATTGTTTCCATTTCCTTAGCAGAAATTGCAGATTCTAACCAGTCAACAAGCATACTCGAAGTTACATCATCCAATGCAACGAACTCAGCTGTACTTGTTGACGAAACATCAAGATCTGTAGTTCCAACGTATGTTGCAACGTTTCCGCCAATATCAGTACCGGTCTTTTTCCATTGCACTTCAACAATCGCGTCATTCAATACTTCGTTATCGTTGTTCACGGCATTCTTTGTACCGATTTCAACAATTTTCCATGTGTATGTTGTTGACATTAGTTAAGCTCCAATTACTCTTCAGCTGTGATCTCTTCAGGAATTGGTGTAACGTCACTTCCATCGGACCAGGGTAATCCTGCGGTTTCAATTTCAGATTCATTTTCAGCATCAATCTGTTTTTGCATTACGTCGTTAATATGGTCAATGTAACCGTTTGGTCCTTCAACAATATTACGAATCCAACCGATTACTGTTTCTTCAGTCAATGTGCTGAAATCAGTAAAGTTTTCTAAGCTAACAGATGCAGCTGTAAGTGGTGTTGCGCCTGAAAATTCAGAACTGTCGCCATCGCTGTTAGTTCCTGTTACTTTCCAATACGTTTGGCATACTGCGTTCTGCAAAGTAACACCGTCGGCATTGACTTCATCTTTTACTTTCATACGTTCAATTTGATATACATATGTCCAAGCCATTTGATTTTTCTCCGTTTAGTTTGTGGATATACCTATTATTTATTATATCATTCTGTTGTTAAATGTCAATAGAATTATGCTTCTGTAGCATCCGAAAATGACGGCAAAGTTAATAAATGCTGATAAGCTTGTGCTGTAACACTCATATCGCTTTCCGTATCAATCGTAAACCGCATATCGTCTTCGCCATCGCAGACATTGACCTCAGTATTATGAGATCCTGCAATAACATCAGTAGGATATTGCGCATATGAAGCAATAGGTGCTCTACCAGCATTTCTTGCTTCTTCGCTTGCATAAACCGCAACAGCAATTCTACCATAAACACCAGCTCTCCATGCGTGGTCAGGCGAATTATCTGGTCTAACTCCACCTGGGTCAGGTTCGTCAGCGATTCTTTTATTTTGTACCACCGCACTGACAAGATAATAAGCATTGTCACACGTGATACCGTTTTCCATTGTATAAGATTTAATTAATGCCATTTATTTTGACCTCTCTTGTTTCAATTCTTCTCTTAGTTCGTTTACTAAGTCCTTCATATCATCCAGCTCGGATTTAAGATCTTTAACTGCTTGGATAAGGAACGGTGTAATTTTGTCATAGTTAACAGTTAAGTAATCTTTGATTTCCTCACCGTCGACTACAACTTTTGTACCGTTACCAGCTTTATTTATAACAACCGCGTCAGATATAACTTCTTGCGCTTCCTGAGCAATAACAGATACTTCTTCTTTACCGCCTTCAATAACACCTTGAGTTAATTGAGCTGCTTCTTTCTTCCAGTTAAAGCGGCTAGGCTTAAGAGCCATGATTGCTTCAAGACCTTCACCGTCTGCAAGTGGTGTGATATTTTCTTTCAGTCTTCTATCTGACCAATATGCCGTAACGTTACCTGGAGTATAAACACTTCCATCAAGATATAGACGCCAGCCGTATTGTGTACTATAGAAACCGTGTACAGTTTGGTTCATCATCAAGCAGATGTTGTTATCAAACTGCATACCGCCCCAGCCGTTACGCGATCCCTGAACTCTCCAAGAACCATAAGATGCGTTATTCGGATAGAAGTGGGCGCCATTCAAGCTTGAATAGATACCATGATAACCTGTTAGGTTGTTCCAACGATACTGGTAAGAATAGTTTGAACCACCGTTAAACTGCCATACCAACGAGTTAACAGTATAGTCAGTATAGAAACGCATACCTTCATAAGATGCGTTAGCACCGAACTTCAAACCTGTGTGCATAACAACACGTAAATCTGGGTAAGGATAACTCCAACCACCTGGTTCACGGTAAATAGCATACGCTGTAGATCTACCGTTGTCCATGTACATACCATAAGTATGGTTAGTTGAAACACCGTACCAGTTTCTTAAGTCAAGCGCACGAACTGAGTTAAACTGTGAAGTACTTGCTGGGTCAACATAGTAACCTGTATTGTTACTATCGTAATAACGGCCAGCATACATTGAACCGCCGTTGCCGTTGTTGATGTCGAGGACAGGAACAGTTCTCCATGAACGGAAACTGCTCCAACTGTTCCTGAACCTTAAGTTATCAATTGGTCCACCGACCAACTGCCAACCATAACGTGCAGAACCGTTTGTGTAATGGTATGATTGGATACCAACCCAGTGTGAAGTACCTGAAGGCTGGTTACCTGGGCTAGACCACGAGTCAATAAATCCTGAACCCCAATTACCAACTGTGTTCATGTCAATTCGACCCCAGCCCATTGCGCCAGTCCAATAATTGCCATCACCGGTAATACGAGGTCTTGCCATATAGTATTGAGCTGAAGATCTTGTTTGACCACTCAATGCCATGAAT